CGTTAATCACACCCACCCGGAGGCTGCATCAAATCGATCAGCCTCTTCATCGTTTATTAGTCGCTATGCACAGATAGTTGGAAAAGAAGTTTATTTTGTTCAAAAATCTCGTGCAGATGAGCGCAGCGACAAAAATGGAAGTAGAACTTATTATTGGACTAAAGATTTGCCTGTTCAACTTGCTCCTTTCTCTCCACCAGAGAATCCTTTGATTGCTCTTGTCGATGTAGATCAATATATTAACATGCCAGAATTCTTGTGCGATAATTTTCATCAAACAATTATTTATACTTTTCAACCACACCAGGTTGCGAGAGTGGCTAGTAATTATTGTTTCACGTTCGCGGAGGATAACACTGTGGTATATACTGTTACCGGAGGGGGTGAATACCATCACCTCGTATGGAATTACAGTCAAGACCACTTATTCCTGGAGAAGAGATTCCTTGGAGTGACGTACAAGTCAGCTGCCTACCTGGTCGATCGGCGGATGACGTCGCCCGACCACGAGCTAATATTGCTCACACCTGTCGCGTCATGGCGTGGTCTATTTGCTTATTTGTCTCGTAACTGGCTTTATGGCAAGGGCTTGTCGCGCTTTGAGGTATTTGACAATGGGTTCACTCGGCTACGAATTGTGTCTGGTAAAGGTGTTTTCATGTCTACGGGACGACCGTTAAAATATAACTGTGCAACGATTCCGATTGACGTAGATGATACTATCTCTACTGTCTCTCGTGTCTCAAAGCATGGTTTAGTTTTTCCTGCTGTCATGTCGTATGTCGATGGACACCGTCCTACCGCCGCAGCTCTAATCGAATACCACATAGCTCAAAAGGACTCGAAGAACAAACCACCTGTGGTTTGTCCAATAACTCATGCAGTCAGGCGTTACCAATTTGATCCGATGAATTTTGATGGTGACGCCAAACCCTCCATGGTAGCCTTCATGAATCCAATGGTTCATGGGGCTTTTGTACCTGATAAAACAGTTACCAATGAGGTACAGGCCATTGAAGGGAGAGTTGAAAAAGTTCGACCCGATTCCATTGATATGACTCCATTTTTAGCAACGGTAATGAAGGAATTTTCTGAGTTGCTAATTCCTGAAAAACATAGAAATACTTTGTTTCCTACTGACCATGATGAAGTTTATGAGAGACAGCATAAGCCTTCACAAAGGCGTTTGCTGGATGATTCGTTGGGTTCCAAGGCACTCAGATTGGTTAGCTCTTTTGTTAAGAAGGAGCCTTACCCAGATGTCAAGGACCCTCGTATTATCTCAACTATTAACACTGTAGATAAAAGGGAGTATTCGCGATACATTTATGCGATGGAAGGTATTCTTAAGAAACAATCGTGGTATGCATTTGGGAGAACTCCCAAGTTAATTGCTGCGAGAGTGTCTGAAGTTTGTTCCAAAGCTAATATGATTGTGAACTCTGATTTTTCACGGTTTGATGGTCATGGCTCAAACATCATGCGGGAGTTGGAACGCATAGTATTGATGCGAGCCTTTAAGACTGAACACCATGCTGAATTGTTAGATCTCCACCGTTCTCAATATATGTTGAAAGGCGTGGGATTTTACGGCACATGGTATGAAACTCAGTATTCTAGGGCATCAGGATCACCTGAAACATCTCTATTTAATAGCCTCACTAACGCTTTTGTTGCCTTCCTGGCCCTCCGTAAGACGAGGGTTCGGGGAGTGTTTTTAATGGCTAAAGAGGCTTATGAAATGTTAGGGTTGTATGGGGGAGATGACGGTATCACTGCAGATGTGGACCCGAAGATTTATTGCCAAGCGGCTACAATGATCGGGCAGGAATTAACTGCAGAACCAGTCTACCGGGG